ATAAAACAACCAGTATCATGGAGAATACCGATACGGTTTTTAAAAGGTTTATTGGTGCTAAATTCACTACCACAGCCCATAGGGGCTATGGTAGCGTAATTAGTACTGAAAGTCAAGTTTATTGTAATAGTAGGGTGTGGATAGTGGACTGTAATGGAAATTTTTTGTTACTTTTCCACACCCACCAGTCGAGAAGAGGTGTGGTAGAATTTAAATATGAAAAAAGGGAGTAGGAAATGTTTCAATTGTCGGACTCCAGTGAGAGGAGAAAAGATGTTTTGCAAAGTCTGTGAGAAGCAACCAATCAAGACTTCTTCCACTCTTATTATATTTGACAAAATATAAATGTGGTATCATATAGCTATGATAAAAAAAGCAACATGGCCAGGGGTTAAAGCAAAGTCTGCTTACACTCCTCTTAATCCTTTATTACAAGTTAAAAATACTAAACCTAAAGCAGTTTTAATTGAGGTTAAGAAAACAAAAAAGCCTGTTAGCCAACGAGAGCAGATGAGAAAGACATTAAAGAGAAATAATCCTTCTAATGGTTTAGGGGTTAGTTATTAAGTATGGCAAAGCGCGCACCTCGACCTGGTGAGGGTAGACCGACTAAGTATTCTGAAAAGATGCTAGATATGGCTTGGGAGTATGTGGAGAGTTGTACTGATGAGATTTATGATTATGTTACTGGTGAGTCACACGGGGCTACTAGCTCAAGTAATTCTTGGCAGCAAAAGGTTAAGGTTAAGCTTCCTACCTTTGAAGGATTGTGTTTAAAATTGCAAATTGAAGACTCCACTGCTTACGATTGGGCAGAAAAATATCCTGAGTTTTCAGTAGCGTTAAAGACAATCAAGCGTAAACAGAAGGAGATGTTGATTGCCGGAGGTACTTCTGGTTTGTATAATCCACTAATTACGAAGCTATTGTTGGCATCTAATCATGGTATGTCTGATAAGACTGAGATTGATCATACTTCGAAAGGTAAACAAATTAATGGTGTTGGTGTAATTCTATCAAAAGCCTATGGCAATGACTCTGACGAAGACGGAGGAGAAACAGCTTGAGCGTTGCCTAACTATTGCTAAGCAGGCTGGGGTTCTTAAAGATCAGGCGGAGAGGTTTGTGTCGGCTGGATATATACCCTTGCCGTGGCAATGGCGTTTTCATGCTTCTGCTCGTGAAGCTGATCGTGAGAATGGCCCTGTATTGATCGGCTGTGGTGGGGCTAGAGGCCCTGGGAAGTCACACGCGGTCTTATCACAGATTGGTTTAGATGATTGCCAGCGGGTAGCGGGCTTGAAAGTGCTGTTTTTAAGACAAACAGGGAAGTCAGCTAAGGAGTCTTTTGAAGATTTAATTGAAAAAGCTTTAAAAGGCAAGACTCAATACGTGTATAAAGCTGGTAGTTTACGCTTTCCGAATGGCTCACGGGTCATTCTAGGAGGTTTTAAAGACAATAAAGATATCGATAAGTACATCGGTATTGAGTATGACTTGATTGCAATTGAGGAAATCAACCAGCTGACTGAAGAAAAGGTGGAAAAACTACGGGGATCACTTAGAACCTCTAAGCCTAATTGGCGACCAAGGCTGTATGCTTCCTTTAACCCTGGTGGTATTGGTCATGGTTTTGTCAAAAAGACGTTCGTAGAGCCGTTTTTGCGTGAAATAGAAGGTAATACTAGGTTCTTTCCCTCTACTTATCGGGATAATCCTTTTATTAATACAGAATATCAGCAGTATTTGGAGAATTTACAGGGGCAATTAGGTCAAGCGTGGCGTGATGGAGACTTTGATATTATGGCTGGACAGTTCTTTACGTCTTTTGATGAAGATTTACATGTTATAGATCCGTATGATATACCAACACACTGGAGAAGAATATGCTGTTTAGACTATGGTTATACGGCCCCAAGTGCATTGTATTGGTCAGCTATAGCTCCTTCAGGTCAAATTGTGATCTATCGTGAGCTTTATATTACGCAACATGACTATATTTCGTTAGCGGATGAGTTCATTCGTTTGACACCACCGAATGAAAAGATTGATTATCTGGTGGCAGACCCCGCTTGCTGGAATAAGAATGGAGCTAGTGTAGGCGGTTTATCAGGTATTGATCTATTTTCAGCACGGGTGCATGAGAGGTGGCGAGATCGAGATGTTGAGACTGGGCAAAGATCTCTATCAATCGTATCGGGTAATAATGACCGTGTGCAGGGCTGGAATATCTTTAGACAAAAACTCAGACCTTCTGTTACCGAGGGTAATTTAACTACAGGCTTAGTTATTTTCGACACCTGCTATGATTTAGTGAGGACAATTCCCTTGATGGTACACAATGATACTGGTAACCCTGAAGACCTTAACTCAGACCTAGAAGATCACGGCGTAGATTCAATACGGTATCTTTTAATGTCTGAACCCTTACCGAAAAAAACCAATGGACAACTTAATTCAGAGAATTTTAAGCGGGCTATGATGCGAAAGAAGAACCCTAGTCTTTTTCGTAAGAAAAAGTTAGGTTGGGGATAACTTTTATTAGATTTTTTGATAAAATTTTTGACATGATAAAAAAAGTATATGCAGATGGTAACGCGACAGAAGACATTAATCAGACCAGAGCGATTATTAATCGGGTAGCTAAGCAAATTGGTGATCGGGTTGGTAACACGTTAGGCCCAGGAGGCCGTAATTACATGACTCCTGAAGGGATTACTAACGATGGTGTGTCAATTCTCTCACATATTCGCTTTGCGGATGAGCGCGAAGACTCTATTTCTGATGCTTATGAGGAGATTGCCAGAAGACAAGATCGTATCGCTGGTGACGGAACCACAACGGCAACTGTTATTGGCTGTAGTCTAACACCAATAGTTTTAGCTGATGTTATTGATATTGATACACCAATGCATGGTCAAAAGACAGTAATGCAGATCAAGACTCAATTGGAGGTAGAGTGTAAGCAAGCTATAGAACTCTTGGAAGCAGAGGCTAAGCCAGTATCTTCACTAGAAGATCTAAAAGAAGTGGCTAAAACAGCGATGGAAGGTCACAATTCGTACCACACTATCGCTGAAACCGTGTGGGAAGTAGGTAAAGATTCTAACACTAGTATTGCTGAGGGTTACAATGGTACAGTTGAGAAACAAGTTGTGCCTGGTATTGAAATGCCACTTAGAATTGAGACACCAAGTATGTACACTAACGCCACTAGGCGCGAAACGATCCTTGAAAATGCGGTAGTCGTGGTAGCTAATCATGTTTTTGAGTCATATTCTGATCTGTCTAAGTTTATGGCAACGATGATGGCGGAGAAAAAAGCTAAAAAAGAAGCTCCGCAACCAGTGGTAATTGTTGGAAAGCATTTTTCAGTACATTTTGTATCACAAATAGTTAATGTGACTAGAACAGTAGGCTTGCCGATCCTATTATTATCAGCTGATGGTTTAAAGAGTGAAGAACTAATCGATATCGCTGAGTATGTAGACGCTAGGTATTACGATACTCACCCCAAAGAAGGGATAAAGATCAGTGATATGACCTACGCTGATGCAGGGCAGGTTAAAAAACTAGTAGCGGGGCCAAACCAAACCTCATTTGTGGGCGGTAGAGGACTAGAGGCTATGCTTATGCGTGGTGATAATCTACTGTCGCGGGTAGAAGCACGGGTAGAAGACCTTAAAAGCTTAGCGGAAAAAGAACAAAACCCAGGAGAAAGAAATCTACTAGAAAGACGTTCAGCTGGTTTAACAGGTGGTGTAGCTACTCTCTATGTTGATGCTCAAACCGCTGTTGATAGATTTTATTTAAAGAAGAAAGTAGAAGATGCAGTTAATTCTTGCAAATCAGCTCTCATTGGTGGCACAGTTCATGGTGGTGGTATCGCTTATAACAATGTTGCCGATAAAATGACCGATGCTATCTACCTACCTGAAGCCTTACGAGAGATAAATAGACGAGTGGTTAGGAACGCAGGTGGCGAATTAGAGGTAGAAGACACAGTACGTAACGCTCTATACACTGATAAATCAGCGATTGAAAATGCGGTAGCGGTAATCAAAATACTAGTAACTACTGAGGGCATTATTGCGGATAAAGAACAATCAATGGTAGAAGAATTACAAAAGACTCTAGGTTATGCATAATTTCTTTGATAGGTTATCTATTTGGTGGCTAAACAAAAGTGAAGCCCCTAGAATTATTGAGATTAAAAATCAGGAAACCTACATAAGAATGTTAGCTACCTTATGTAAAAATTCTTCTTTACAGGAATATTTAGATGTGCGAGAAGAATTTTTAATCCGCAAAGGGATGGAGGACTTTTTACAAAAGAAAAATGAAGAAGACGTTAATTATTACGCAGGGAGAATTACTGAAATTAGAACTTTACGGGCAAGATTGAGAGGCGCATTAATTCACGTTAATAAAAATACTAAATAATACACACTTGACTATATATTATTTATATTTTACTCATGCTAATATAAAACAAAGACAGCAGAGTCTATAAATCTGTTAATAGTTTGCAAACATCTATGGAAAAAAATATTGATCACAATCCTGAATTGGAGGGCGCCGAGGAAGCGTTAGACCTCAATGATACTGATGATAATGAAACAGAAGATTCGTCAGTGTCGAACACCAATAGCGATCCGTTGGACGCGATACAAGATCCTGTAGCGCGTGAGGAAGCTAAGAAACACCGTGCAATTGCGCGTAGACTGGAGAAAGAGAAGGGTAATGATACAATTTCAGCCCCGACTCCATCCAACATAGCGACAAAAGACGACTTAAAAACTTTAGTCATGGCCGATGCTAAAAAAATGGTATCACCAGCCGTAGTTGAAGTTTGGGATGAGCTAAAAGCAATTCCTCTAAGTGGTTTTGATTCAATGAATGCTGAATCAGTCGCTACTAATATGATCGAGAGATATAACATTTATCTCTCTCGTAACCCTAGTCCCGATAATTCAGTCAATGATTTATCTGTTTCACTAAGAATACCAATGTCTAAAGGTGGTAATACTCAGTCAAATCAAAAGAAATCCGCTGAGCTACCAGGCTATCGTGAACCGATCAAGCCAGATCAATGGTACCCTGAATAGTTTTCTATACTCAACAACGCTGTTGGATTAATTATTTAATTTTAATATAGCTTAATATATGGCAATAATTCCAGTGCTTTATGATGAAGGTAATATTGTCGAACTCCAAGTAGGAGCTGAGACTTTTACCAAAGGTGACGCCTGTGTTTTTGATGGTAGTGGTCAAATGGTAAAGGCAACCGCAGCAGCGGGTGTACCAATCTTCTACGTTATTGCAGAAGATGTACCAGCTACTGCTACAGCAGGTGACCTAAAGAAGTTTTATCGTACTTTTAGTGCGCCGATTTTCGTAGTCGATACTTCAGGTACACCAACTCAAGCACAAATGGGGACTTACATGGACACAGTGACGAATGCAGGAACAATTGATGAAGATGCAAGTGCTGATGATCTTTTCTTCGCTGAGAAAATTATTAGTGCCTCTGATAAGAAAGTACAAGGATGGTTTAAAGGCTTTACAGTAGAGTCTTAAAAATTATTAGTTTAAAAAAAATATATGGCAATTCTACGTTCCGATTTTCCAACTCTGACAGAAAAATTGAACTCATGGTTCAATGAAGCGTCTCGTAACGCTATCGCTGATTGGGTTGGTAAAGATTATTATGATGTTGGTGAAACTGATTGGGAAGTGTTTAATACACTGTCTCTATACGGTCTTGGTCGCCCGCAACGCGTATCTGAAGGTCAACAATACCCAGCTCTGGCAAGTGAAGAAGGTGATAGTATCTCTTTGACACAAATTCAGTACGCTGATCGTTTTGGTGTATCTAAGCGTATGCGTAAGTTTGAACGCTATGACCAAATTCAACCTTTGGCTCGTTCTTTGGCTGATGGATTCTTCGATTCAATCGATCAATCACACGCTGATCTACTAACTAATGGTTTTGCTGGCACTTCATTTACTGATGTGTATGGTTATACTCAGTCAAATGTAGCAGCAGATGGTGTTGTGTTCTTCAGTGCTTCACACACTAACAATCTAAACGCTAACATTTACAGTAACCTGATCGCTAATTCAGCTGGTACAACCAATCCTGCAATTGATCGTGATCCGATTGTGAAGACAGTAGCAACTGGTCGAACTTTCCGTGATCCAAATAAGCTTAACCGACCAACTAAGTTAGACCGTCTAGTGGTTTCAGCTACTAAGTATGACCTAGCTTTCCGAATTGTTTACTCTCAAGGTGTACAAGGAACGCCAAACGTGGACTCAAACCCACTTCGTTCTGATGTTAATGCTCTAAAGATGTGGTCACGTTTGGATCTTGATTCAGCTGGAAATGATCGTTCTGCTCGATGGTTTATGTGTGATTCACGTTTTGCAGGTGTAACACTACGTTCACCATTCGCACAACGCCCGATGATGTACCCACCAGAAGAAATTAACGATTCAAAGACATGGGAATACACAGGGGATATGTTCTATTCTCTTGGAGTCGATAATCCTAAATTCGTTTTTGGTTCTACAGGAGCGAACTAAATTTATTAGTGTAATTAGCAATTATGGCTTTACAATTAGCTAAATTGGCTCAACAGGGAAGGGCTTTTGATTCAACTCGCGTTTTTACCGAGGTAGAACATGAGGCCGTACAACTTCTCATTCGTGAACTAGGTTTGTCACGATTGGTATCAGCTGATTATGTTCGTAACGGTATTATGACTGTTGAACATTACCAGATGATGACTGAAGCTGGTTTGAAACCAAAGAGCTTAGAGGAGCTACACGCTAATGTTGTAGAAGTACAACGTCAGTCAGTAGCTAAAGCTCTAGGTCTTAACGCTGAACCAGAGGTAAAACCTACAAAAGCTATTACTAACAAGAAAAAATAATTATGTTTGAATTTCTAAAAAATCAATGGGTAGGTATTCTTGCAATAATCTTGTTGGTTGTGGCTATGAACATGGGGGGACTGAATGTTGGTGGCCCGTCTGATACTACTTCGGTATTAAACGATGTGGTCTTTAACCAAGATGGTCATGCGTCAGCTGATTTCCGTGTGGAATCAGACACAAACACGCATGCTCTCTATGTTGATGCAGGAAACAACACGGTAACAGCAGATGGGTTTACTTATGGTGGTACTTTTACCACTTTAGCTCAGACAGCTAATACTTATACCTTGACTGAAGCTGAGATGATAGCAAGTAATGGTTTTACTTTTACTGCTTCTACGACTCAACCAGCTCTAACCTTAACCCTACCTGCTACCAGTACAATGACAACTTTGTTGGCATCAAGTGGCGACACAAGACAGTGGTTGGTAACTAATCCCTTTACAGGATCAGGTACAACTACTACTTTGGCAGCGGGAACAGGTATTGACCTACAGGAACCAGATGGACAGAATGTGGTAATCGGTATCACCAATTACGCATATCTAACTTGTACTCGTATGCCGTCTACAAATGTAGTTTGTAAGGTAGATGAGACAATACCAGCTGACTAGTCTTGACTTTATCCCTATCTAGCATGGGGATAAAGATGAGGATTAGTAGTAAAATTATTATATGAACAAAATATTAGTATCAACATTTATTGGAGTTATAGCGGGAGCCATTATTATAGCTTTATTCGCTTCATATTCATTTACTAACGCTAACGGCCCGTTTGTTATCTCACCTCTAACCGCTAATGTTAGTCAACAGGTGATAATTGGCCCATCGGGGACAGTGCAAGCTCTCGCTACATCATCTCGGGCATACGCCTTATTTACTAGAGATAGCTCATCTACAGCTGAAGTCTACTGTACAGCTAATGGTGATGCCTCAGCGTCAACTTCTACTGCTAGTTTTAGATTGGGAACTACTACCAGTAACGTGTATGAAATGCATATTGAAAAGAATCCCTATGACGGAGCAGTACGGTGCTATGCTTCTGCTTCCACTACAATAAACGTTTACGAACTTAAACGTATCTAACCTATGTCACCAGCGATTCAGCACAGAAATAGAACGGTAAGAGTTGACCAGTTCAGGGTTGTTGAAAATGCTCTAACTCAAACTTATCTAACAACTAATATATCGGCTTCTTCTGGTACTTTAACGGTTAAAGACATTGCTAAATTCGCTATCGGTAAATACGTGTGGATTAATCCATTTTCTGCTAATTCAGAAATTATAGCGGTACACGCTAGTACGGCTCCTAGTGGTAGCACTATCACTCTAGCTTCTAGTACCACCTACGCTCATACGGCAGGAGAGACAATTTACTATATTGAGTTTAACCAATTAGAGATATCGCACGCGGATACGATTGCGGGTAGTAAAACGGTATTAGAAACTAGTGCCATGACGGCACGACAAAAGACACAGGTTTATCTTGATATAACTAAATCAGTGGGCTTTTACTTTGCTCGTTATAAAGATTCTATAGCTGGTACTTTTGGTAGTTATTCTGATCCTGTTCCTTATAATGGTTGGGAAACTGATACGGTTGGTTACATGATTGAATCATCATTAAGGGATCTTTCGTTAGAGTTGTCCAATAAAATTACTTTACGTGACTGTTACAGTTGGTTAAATCTAGGTATTAAACAAATCAAAGGTAAAATTAGACGATGGGCTGAACACTATGTATATGATTATGTAGCAGGGCAAGCAGTGAGAGGGACTAACACAGTTACTTTACCGACTAATATTTACGACAGTGAATCAAATCGTTCTATTGAAGCCGTGAGAATCGGTACTGATCGCAATCTGCACATCTTATCTCCTGGTCAATTTGACGCGCAGATGAACAACGTGTGTCACACTCAAGTAACAACCCAAGCCACTTCAGGAGGTACTACGTTAGAAATAGATAACTCTTATGATTTTGCTGATTCTGGTACAGTTACCGTTTATGTCTCTGGTACTAAATACGATATTACTTACACGGGAGTGACTAGAAGTGCTACCGCAGGGGTACTAACTGGTGTACCCGCTAGTGGTACAGGGTCAATTAGCGTTACTATTCCCGTAGACACTAACGTTTGGCAGAATGAAATTGAGGGACAGCCAACATATTTCACGGTACGGAATGGTCAAGGTGAATTTTACCCACTAGTTAGCTCGGAATATGACAATGCTAACGTTACTATGGATTACAACACTGTCGCTAGTGAAGTAAATAGTGAAAGTGATGTTATTGATTATCAACGATATGACATTTTAGAAAGTTATCTGAAGTGGAAACTATGGTGTAAGGCTAATAAGAATGGTGAATTAGACAGGAATAGCGGTTTTTACCTAGATTATAAAGAGTCTCTAAATGATGCTATCCGTACCATGCCAGTAAATAAGACTAAGACAGCTCCAAACATTAATCGGATGTCAAGAAATAGATCTTTAAGTCGCAGAAGACCAGATATAATCCCTAGTTACGAATCATAAATATGGCAATCATAAATCAACCAGCAAAACAAAGTGACTTCATTACTGGTATGATTAGTGATGTCAACGAGAATATCGTACCACCTAATTCTGTTCAGGTGGCAGTTAATTTAGACTTTGATAATGTTTTAGGCTCAGCCGTTTCTCGTTTAGGAACGTCTTTGGTTGGGTCACAGTTAGTAGATAATAAATCTATTCTTGGATTACATCAATATATTGATCCAGCCAACGCTAATAACAATGTATTATTTGCGGTAGTCAACGTGTCTAATGACGCTACGGCGACTATTAAGAATGTGGCTAGTGGCGCTAATGTGGTTACAGGTTTAACTGCTAACACAAAAATGCGCTTTCTAACTTATGGTGGTGACACTCTAGCCATAAACGGTGTTGACGCTGGTCGAGCGTGGAATAGTAGTTCTTGGGTAACCACGGGTAGCGTGTTTGATCTTGATGATTTCCCTGCTAACTGTAAGATCGCTATTGAATATCTTGATCGTATCTATACTTCAGGTGATGCTACCTATCCATCAAGAGTTTATTACTCAACTTTATTTGACGGTTCAGTTATAACGTGGGCTGGTGATTATATTGATATCGAACCAGAAGACCAAGGAGGGCGAATGACAGCTTTTGCTAAAGTACCAGGGTATATTCTCTTTTTTAAGGAAAGATCAATGCACAGATGGAATTTTAGTTCAGCTTTTCCTGAAACTCTAGTGCAGATTGGGACACCTAGCCAAGAAAGTGTAGTACAAAGCGGTGGTCTGGTGTTTTTCTACTCTAACTCAGATGATGATGCTAGAGGTTTTTATGTTACTAACGGCGGAAGGCCACAATGTATCTCTAAGGACACAACCAGAACCATAAAGAAATTTGTTGATGCTATAACAACCGCTAACGAAGCCAACATTGCGGGCGGATCCACAGATAGAGTTGTGTGGTGGAGTGTCGGAGATTTAACTGTTGACGGTGAAACTTATAATAATGTTGTATTTAGGTACAACCGTATACTTAATCAATGGAGTATTAGAACCTATCCAACTGAATTTAAAGTCTTTGCTTCTTACTTAGTGAGTGGTGTTAATACTAGGATTGGTGGTGATGATGATGGTAACATCTTAAAATTTGATGCTTCTGGTGTTTATACCGATAACGGAAGTGATATTAATTGGATGTTGCGAACACATAATGAGAATTTTGGAACCAATAGATTAAAAACTCTAAGTGATAAAATCATTGTTCGCGGTAAGAATTTAGAAGGAATGATTACTAATGTTATTCCTGATGAGGATTTAACAAGGCGGGTAACTTTAACAAAAAATAATTGGTTAAGAAAAATCTTATCTTTCTTAAAGGTAGGAGATGTTATAAAAGGAACTACTATTGCTACTGAGTTAAAAGGTAGTCAGACTGGTAATCAGGCTCATATTAAAGAAATTGAGATCGTTGGTCTTGATATCGCAGATAACTATGAATCCTAATAAGAATTATACAATTGATGACCTTGGTTTAAATAATCCGATAGATCGAGCTTTAAATGAACCTGTACCCTCTTTTCTTGAGGGTGATGGTAGCGATATTATTAGTCCTGCTTCTATTGGATCGGGTGAAATACAAAGTAATGTGACTATGCAGGATGGTTTTATCCAGTCGCAAAGCTTTGTGTCTGGCTCATCGGGCTGGAAATTTAGAGCTGATGGTGTCTTAGAAGCTATGGGCGCTGTCTTAAACGGTGCTATAGAAGCTTTAAGTGGCGTGATTGGTGGTTTTACTATTACTACTAATTCACTTTATGGTGGAACGATCAAGACTTCAGCCTCGGTAGGAGCAGGTGTGAATGGAGTGATTATGGATGAAGATGGATTAAGGGGTTATGATGCTACTTTAGGTCAGACTTTTAACCTGCCTACTGATGGCACAGCTCCCTCTTTCTCTAGCGGTACAATTCAGAAAACTACTTTTGAGATTAACACTAATGCTACCCTTAGAACCTCATCTACAGTCGGTGATGGTACTGGTAGTTCAGCGGGTATTTTAATTAACAATACTGGGTTATACGCCACAGAAGCTAGTCAGACTTTGGAAAACGCCAATGTTAAAATTCTAGTTAATGGTAGTGCTACTTTTAACGGGAGTGTTAAAGGAGGTCAAACTGATTTTAATACTGGCACTGGTTATTTTATTGGCTTATCTTCGTCAGAATATAAATTTTCTATTGGTGATCCTACCACTAATTATATGACATGGGATGGTACATACCTGAAGATTAAGGGTAGTTTTGATGTGGGAAGTGGGGGCATAATCAATAATGCTACTTACACAGTAGCCACCTTACCGATACCGATCACTACGGTTGGTTTTAATTCGCCGTCAGCTAATGAATAATATATATGGCTTGGTTTAACACAGCATGGAAATATAGAAAAAAAATAACTATCACTGGTCAAACAGGGGCGGGAACTAATTATCAAGTAGCTATTTCAGTAGGTAATTCTTCAGGTGGTGATTTTCATTTAGGTGGCAACTCAGCGGATTTTCCTGCTGGGGTAGATGATGGTGGTGATTTACGCTTTACTTCTGATGATGGTGTAACAGAGCTTGGTTTCTGGGTGGAAACAGTAGCGGGTAGTGTTGCAACTATTTGGGTTAAGGTGACAGCTAATTTAGGTAGTAATCAAGATATTTATATTTATTATGGCAATGCGAGTGCAACTAATGGTAGTAATGGTGATAATGTCTTTTTAATTTACGATGTCTTTAACGGTTCAGCTGTAGACACATCTAAATGGACAGTGACTAATGGTTCGCCAACTGTTAGTGGTGGAGAATTATATTTAGGGGTGTCTGGTGCAATAAATTCTGAAGGTTTAAAGACTGGTTCAGCTGGCTTAAAAGCTTACTTTAATATCAGAAGAACTACTGTTAGTGATACTTTATTTGGTTTCAAAGATGTAACTGATGATGACAGTATTCATTTAGGAAATACTAGTTATGGCCCTATGGGAGCATATACAAGCGGTTCGTATACTTACTCCCTTACTCAAACAGGACATGGAGACGACACAAACAATAACCGTGAGTATGAATTAACTATCGAAGGCACTACTTTAACTTACTATAGTTCGGGTGGGGTATCGGGTACAAGAACTATGCCTAATACCGTAGCGGGGCAAACGTTTTATTTTGCTTTTGGGTCAGGAGGGGCTAGTTATCCTGGACAATATGTTAGTCATGTTAGAGTCAGGAGATTTCAAACTACTGAACCTGATTTTTCTTCAGCGGGAGCAGTAGAAGATGTAGGGGTGACGACTTCGGCAGTTACTTCAATTGGAGGTCGTACCGCGACAGGTAACGGAGAAATTACCGTGCCAACAGGTATAACGGTTACGCAAAGAGGTTTTTGTTGGGACACGGCTACTGCTCCAACAACAGCAGATAGTACGGTGGTGGTGGCTGGTACTTCAGGAAGTTACAGCGGGTCTTTAACTGGTTTATCGCTTAATACTTTATATTACGTCAGAGCTTATGCGACTACATCGTCAGGGACTTTTTATGGTAATGAAGTAACTTTTACGACTTTAGTAGGGTTTACAAATCCCAGCAATGCTTATGCTTCGGATAATACCTATACAACTGTGCCAGCTACCAGTGGGGTGCTATCTATTAGAGTATCAAAAGATGCTGGAGCTACATGGTCAGTGGCTAAGACTAAGACATTCACAGCTGTAGAATCATCCGAAACTTACGGTAATGGTAGTACAGAATTATGGGGATTCTCCCTTACAAGAGCAAATATGGTTGATGCTCAATTAAGAATCGAATTAAGTCATGGTGATTATTCACAAATTTATAAAACTTTCGGCTTTGCCACTGGTTCAGAATTATTAACTGGTTTAGAAATCGTAGTAGAAGGCAAATATGATAGTTCAACTATTTCAATTGACCATGTCAAAGCTAAAATTCATTATGGTAACAGTGTCTTGCCGATTCAAGCAGGGTCACAAGCCTTCGCTACTGATGGCCGTAAAGCAGGAGAGGGGGCGGGATCAGGAACGGGGGTATTAGTATTCCATGATGGTAGCACATGGATCGCCTGTGATACAGGAACAGCGGTAGTAGCTTAATTATTTTAATATGGAATTTATAGAAATAAAAATGAAAGTACCTAAAGGGTATGAAAAACAAATAGAGGATTTAGTGATGACTAAAATTGAGGGGATTATTTCACAGGCAGTCTTACAACCAACAGCGGAGAAACGTGCTGAGTTCGATACTCTTGTTAGTCAGGTTTATATACAGAACGGTAAGGTAAAGAAGAAGTAATAACTGTTATAATTATTATATTAATATGGCTATAAATTCAGTACAAATTAAAAAAGGGTCTTCCACAAAAACTGTAGAAGTTGGTAGTTCCTCATATAAAAAATATTTAGCGGATGGCTATAAGGTTGTACCTGGTACTGAAAAAAATGCACCCAAAAGCTCATCATCATCTTCTAATTCTACCCCATCTAGTTCCTCAACAAAAACTTCCTCTAGTTCCTCATCTAGCAATAACAATAGTTCATCTTCTTCAAATTCAGTAGGTACATATAATGATAATGATTTAAAAGGTACAAATGAATTTAAAGCTCTTTCGGCTGAAGACCAAGAAGCGGTCTTGGCTGTATTTAATGCAGTAGCCAGTAACGATAAGACCCAAGCCACTAGAATGATAGAAGCTTTTAAAGCTTCTAGTAAGATTAATGATCCTTATTTTGCACAACAATTGAAACTAGCTGTGGATGCTATCGAACGGGGCTATGTTTCGATTGACAAAGAAGCTGAGTTTGCAGAATTACAATTGAAGAATCGTTTAGCTGATATCAAAAGTGAATTTGAAAGTCGTAAGCAGTATTTAACTTTAGAGCAGGCAGGTACATTAAAGCAGATAGAGCAGTCATATCAGCAGAATCTTGAGGGTTTGCAAGAGAATATGGCTTCAACAGGATTTACTCAATCATCAAGACGAAAACAAAAAGAAGAATTTTTACAAGAAGCTACAGGTGATCTTCGAGAGTCAACACAACGCAAGTTTAGTTTTGATATTGCTAGTGGTCAAGAGGCGATAAATATTTCTGAACGAGATACCCAGTCAGAAATTGAACGCTTGAAAAAACTAACTGAGGAAAAGAAACTAGACTTCCTACGTTCAGCTGAAAAGCAGGTGGGTTCTAAGGGACTACCAAATTTAAGTGGCGCCCCAGCTCCACTAGGAGGTATTTACGGTGATATTCCTGAAGAAAAATTAAAGTCAACTTTATCAGCTACTCAATCATTCGTATTTTAATATGGCAACAAAAAAAATAAAGACTCAGTTCACCAACACTTCAGGGCAAAGAGTAACGGTTTATACTGATGGTACTAAGAAATATGGATCAGTAAAGACACCTGCCCCAGCTCCTACCCCTGTCAGTAAGCCTAAAACTATGGCTGAGTCTAAGACACTATCAACTCCCGTAGAAACCGTAGCTAATAAATACGACCCAGAAGAATCAGCTTTAAGAATTAATAATTTTAACTCTGCTTTGAATGTGGCTATTGACCAAGCTAGACAACAAAGAAAAGATAAAACCCTTGATTTTCTAGGTGGTATCATACCTAAAGGAGCGTTACCCGCTACATCTTTCGCGGGGGTGTTAAGTGCTTTTAATTCTAGTAGCGCACCACTAGAAGGATCGCTAATCTCTAGTGCCTCAAACTTTGCTCAACAACAAGAGCAGAACAAATATGACATGGAAGTAGCCAGGCAAGAGCAGGTGGAGAGATCCCGACAATCAATCAGAGACTTAGCTTTGTCGGTACTTGAAGCGGGAGCTAGTGCTGAAGTTATTAGTGGAATCACTAACGCTAAGGATTTAGACAGTGCTATGGCTATGGCTTCTGGGGCTATGAATGCTAAAGGTAAGATGAAGACTGAACAAATAGGTACTAAGCTAGTACAGTATGATCCTAATGATCCAGAAGGAACGGTACGAGTCTTGTTTGATGGCGGTAGTGGTAGTGGCGATAGTGGTAAAGCAGAAAAACCTTCAATCGTTACTATTTCACCAGAGAAAAAACAAAGTCTCGTGTCTGCTGGTTTTAATGCTCAAGAAATTGATACTATTGAGAGTGATGTGAGTGAATTTGGTTTACAAGCGGTACTTGATGGTTTAGAAAATGAAGAAGAAAAGCAGGCGGTTAGAGCTGTTTATAATAAAAGCGCCAGTAAAGAGAATGAAGTTTTCTTAAATGAAGATTATTTTAAATCTCTTTTTGGTGAAGAAGAATTAAAAAAAGTAGCTAAAGAGGCTGGTTTAGTAACAGGTGGTGATGATTTTATTCCATTTAATGAAAGCGGAGATGTTGAGGCTTATTTAAAACAATTAATGTCTACAGTTGAATTGTATAGACAGGCAGGTTATAGCGATAAAGAAATTTTAACTAAGATGCAATAATTATGGCCTATACCCCTGTATCACAAAGGAATACAACGGTTAAATCAAAATATACACCTGTAGCCCAACGTGTAGATACACCTAGTCTACAGAGCTTTTTCCCTGTTAAACAACAGATACAAGAATTTAGTAAGCCAGGAAGACCAATGACTTTGAGAGAAGTCGATACTAACGCAGGACAGCAAGCTATTAAAGCTTTGGCACAGCGTGATATGTCTAAAGATGTTATCTCTGCTGGTAAACCTGAAGAAACTTCTTTTTTTAGGAAGATAATTAAAGCCACTCCTACTAATTTAGGATTTGAAAAGAATGTTTTTGATCCACTTGCTAAAGTAGCTAAGTTTATTTTTCCATCTAAAGATGATTATTTACGTGAAGCCGTAGAAGAAAATCCTAAACTATCAATGGCGGAATCTAGCAAGAGGGCTAATGAATTAATGTTAAAAGATGGATTTATTGATACTGGTGGCGGTAATATGATATCGCCATTAGATACAGTAAGCGGTTCTGGAATGATGGGAACGGTTAAGATTGCCCCAGGTATTAAACGAGCAATACGTAAAATTATAGGGGCAACGACAGAAGATACGGCTAAGAAAATAGCCTTAGAACTGACACCTAATGCTAGTACCGCTGAGAAGTTTGTGGCAGATATTCTGAAAGCTAAAACAGAAAAAGATGCTGAATTAGTTTTAAATAATATTGATCAGCAAATTAGTAAGAGGAAATACACCCCTGTAAAGGAACGGGCTTTAAAAGTACCAGAAAAAGATGCACAAATTATTGATTCAGCTAAAGAGTCAATTATCTCAAGGTTTGAAGAACCTGTACCTATTGTTACTGGTAGAAAACAACCTAATATTTTAGGTCTTGATGATAAAGTTAAGGATGACTATTTAGAGTTTATTACTAATGAAAAGAATCCAACGGTACAAGATATAAATCGAGGGCTGGAATTACTACGTCTTGACGGTAAGAATGTTGATGATATTGCTACTGAAATGGCTGATTTTGGTAAAATGCCTGAGGTTAAGGTTGATTTAGTAGATGAAGCCCGTAAATACAAGAGTGCGGAGGAGTTTGTGAAGGCACAGACAAGTAGACCAGATTATGGTTATGGTCATAGTCCAAACGAGGATGGTGTAAGGGCTTTTAATTTAACTGAAAAAGTAGACGGCGAGCAGATGATACCTGAAGATATGTACCAACAATGGTATGGAAGTAGAGGTACACCTGAAGACCTAGAAAGTATTGCTGTCTTAAAAAAGATTAAAGGGAACCCTGAAGCGGAAGTGACTATTTACCGAGCAGGCCCTAAAGATGAATGGAATTATGGAGACTGGACAACCCTCTCAAAAAAATATGCACAAACGCACGCGGAAGGTAATAACTTCAAGGTTTTCTCAAAGAAAGTAAAAGCAAAAGATGTTCGATGGGCAATGGATGATGTAAACGAGTTTGGCTATTTCCCGGAGTCTACTAAATCCCAACTAACCGACATCTGGAACAAGGCTAACACTCCAGTCAATAAAAAACTAGAAGCCTACAAAGCTGGTAAAACTAGCCCAGAAAGTGGACATATAGCAAACCCATTCCAAGGCAAGCCGAAACCCAAAGTAGACAATCAAGCCGTATCATTGCCTAAGTCTAGCACACCTAAGAAGCCCGAGCGAGTGGTGATAAATGCGGAATTAGGGGAGATAAGAAACGCTCTTAAAAATAAGGATATCACTGCTGAAAAAATTGGAGAACTAGAAACACGTATTGACATAGCTGAAGAATCGTTGCCATTAGTGAGTAAGTTACGACAGGTAGCTGGTCGAAATACTGATGATACACTTCAACAGATACAAGCTACCGCAATGAAACAACGGGAGACTAATCTCATGGCTAAAGAAATGAAGCTTACAGAAGCGATTGCTATTCTAAAAAATCAGAAAATACATAATGCGAAAACTTTAGAATCGGCTCGAATAGTTAGAAGATCAAACCTTGATGATATTGCTACCGAGGAAGGTTTTGATAGTCTTGATGAAGCTCAAGAAGCCATTGAACAATTTAACAAGCTGAGAGAAGAAATCACTACTCTACGAACAGAAATGAAGATAAGTAAAGGAGAAAGAGTATTAACCAATAAAGTGACTAAGATCGTGAGAGTATCAACCGCTTCACGTAGGCATTATGTAAAAGAACTATTAAACCAATTTCAATTACCAGAAAGTAGTATTAAACATATCATTGGTGGTCGAGATGTTCGTTTAATGGGTCAAACTGAATTTGATGAGTTCGTTGTTAAATTAGAACAGAGAGCTGTAGAACACGCCGATAAGAGACAAGCTAAAGCTGAATTAGTTGATTTACTGGAACGTAGACATTTCCAAAAGGTAGAAAATTATCGTAAGTCTCAACAATTACCTACAATAAATAATATGTCGGCTAAACAGCTCAGGGAGTATGCCGATGCTTTAGAGCCATTTCAAACGGGTGATGAGTTCTTGACTACTAGACAGCTAGAGGTAGTTGATAGAGGGGATTTAAAAGGAATTAAAACCTTTAGAGAAGCTAAAGTAAAATTACTGGAACAAATTAAAAAAACTCCAGGAATGGAAAATCTAACACTAGAGGATTTAAAAGTATCACCTAGTGCTTTAGATAATCTCAGTTTTGATTCAGCTTTAGCTGAACGTAACCCTTATTACAACTTTTTAGTTAATCGTACTCAAACACATATATTGAGTGGGGAGCGACATTTCATTGAGGTACAAAATAAAGTAAATGATTTAGCTAAAAAAGCTGGAGCCTCAAGAGATAGAGGTTTTATTGGAAGTGTTAAACAAACTTTAATACCTCAGTATGATGAGATAGTTAAATATTTGGAAGCTCCGATGGAAGAAAAAGCTATATTTTCTAAGGCTCTAACTAAAGAAGAATTAGATTATGCTAATTATATTCAACAGTATTATGGTCAAGCT